TAACACGATCATCCCAGGTAACTGGTCCATAAGTAAAAGATCCATCAGTTTGACGTACCAACTGGTGTGGCATAGTCAACGGATCAAGTTTGTATGTAATGCCAGGACCAACCGTTTCTTCCCAAGTACCAACACCGTAAGTTGCTCCAGAAGAAGCTACAAACTTTAGGTACATGTCATCAACTTCAATATCACCAGAGTTGACAACTTTTACGACATAACCATTTTTAGCTTGACTGGGAAGGGCTGAAATTGTAGCAACAGTATCTTGGAAGGCATACAAGGCATCCTGAGATGGACCACCAACCGCTTCAATAGTAAATGAAGCTGTACAACTAATGTAGATACCAGCACTAACACGAACAGCGGTGTAAGTCTTACCACCAAAGGTTTGGTTGTGAATATCACCAACAAGGTCATTAAGGATAGCATCTACATCACCACCTGAACCAGCATTGTACGAACCACGAACAGTACCATCAAGTTTGATTTGGTAGTGACCAGTACCTACAATGGTTAATACAACAAAAGCTTGATGAGGAAGAGCAGCTGTAGTAGTTGCATCCATGGCTACTGTTTTACCTTTGTTTAGGATAAACGTGTAGTCATTAAGAGTCAATACTTCAATATCCTCAGGATTAGCATTTTTGAGGTAAGCGTTGGCAGGTACGGTGGTGATAGCACAATCTGCTATCTCAGTGTTATAGAGTCCAAGCTTAGTGGCTTCATCACTAACAGCATTATTATAGTTTGTCTGGGCAGTATTCATGGCAGACAATGCTGTTGCCAATTGACCAGCCGTATGTGTAGCAGCAACCGTATGAACCGCTGTAAAGACCCTGTAGCCCTCTGCAGCAAGCATTGGGTTCTCATCGGTACGTTCGGTACCAAGGCTGTATCCAGCGGGCAAGGAGACGCTTACAGACACCACTGCGTTAGCGTTCTTAACTGTGTAAACATCAGCAGCATTTTTAAGAATGCCAGAAGTTAGGTATTGATCAATTTGCCCAGGTGGGTAATTATAACTAACAGCAAACAACTCTTCAGTTGTTGCATTCTGACCAGCTAGAGTTTCAGCATAAGTAGACTGTGCATTATTCAATTCAGTTAACCGAGTCTTCCTAGTAGCAACCGCTGTGTTGTAGTTAGCCAATGTAGTCTTTACATCAGCAATAACACAAGTACCAGGAACACCAGTGTTACTCCCCATGTTTACTGCACGAGTAGAACCATCTGTAAGACTCCAAATACGAAATACATTGTTAGCATACTGCCCAACATATTTCTCATCAGCATCCCTAAGAATCGAAAACCAACGACCAGTGGTGCTAGCGTTTGTCAACGACTCAATGTATTCACCACCAGGACGCTTCAACATACCTAACGCAAAGTCAGGCAATGTGTTCACAGCATCTCGGACTTGACCGGGAAACTTCCGGCTATCAGGCTGTTGAGAGATACCAAAAAATAGGTTCGGGATTCTCTGGGAAATTGTACTCATCGCATCAAGGCTTGAAAAGGTTGATAGCTGTTGTAATAGTTGTGACCATCTTTAAATCCAAACATGGAATAGTCACCTTGGTTGCACTCATATTCCAGAGCACCTGCTCGTGTGAACACTTCTTGTTCAGCAAGGAGTTTGTTAATTTCTTGATCACCAATTAGTTTGGTTGCACACATGCGAGCTGCACGTGCTGTGATGTACATTTGAACAGGAGGTGGTACATCAGTAAAGTCAAAGTACCAAGTAATGTCCGCATGGACTGTCTCAGTAAACTCGTAAGTGTGATGCAGACGGTCGTACAGTTTACCACTACGACGTACTAGATCGTAATCATTCTTGTGGTGCTCTACATTTGCATCCATCTGTAGAACATTGTACGGATAAGTAATTTCATTAGTCACTGCATCAGGAACCATTTCATAGTCCCGTTCAGTATTGAAGATCCATCCCTCTGATTGAACTTGCTTGTTAACTTCACGCAAAGTATTCAGAACAATAGATACCTCAGGATTCTGAAGATCCAAGGTGGTGACAGGAGCCTGTCCCACTGAGCTAAGTATTTGATTTACAGCATCCAGTTCGGTGGACGCAGCATAAGTAGGAAAGGGCATCTCTTGTCACAAAAGAATAAAAAAAGGGGAACCGAAGTTCCCCCGTATTGATTACAGAAATCAGAAAGCAGAAGGTGCAGTAGCACCCACATACAGTTCAACAGCAGCAGCGGGATTCAGGTAGTCAGCACCCATGGCCAGACGGCCAAGGATCACATCACCCTGGTAGATCACCGACACGTCACCGCTGGTCACCTGCACTTGGGGACCGATAGCTTCCACCACACCAGCAGCTTCCTTCTGGAAGATCAGACCGCAGGACTTGGTACCAACTTCAGCAGCAGTACCGTAGTCATTCTGAATACCAGCGGTAGCGGGGCTAGCGTTATCCAGAGCAGGATTCACGAAGCTACCCAGGTTACCAGGAGAGGTTTCGCCAGTGGTGCCACCGTAAGCGGTACCGTAGTTACCCAGGAACGGAATGTTCATGGACTTATAGATCTTGATACCGGCGATCTCGATGATGCCGTTACCGTTCTGCAGGCTGTCACCCTGGGAATCACGATTCACCAGACCGTTGGAACCAACAGCTTGAATCAGAGAGTAGTACTGGCGGGGGTTCAGCACACCCACACGGCCATCAGAGGACACACCCTTTTCATCCATGGCAGCAGCAGCGTCATAGAACGCAGCCACCAGAGCAGCGGAATCAAAAGCGTCAGAATCATTAGCGCCAGAACCCACGCGAATCTGGGTACCACCAGGCTCAACGAAGCTGGCCTTGGTGATGGGGCTAGCAGAACGAGCACCGCGAGCAATAGCACGGAAGATGTAGCGGTCATACTTCTCAGCGAGAGCATAACCAATCTTGCGGCTGATTTCGCTACGCAGATCGTAATGCGAAAGCACCTCATCCAGTTCGTACACGAATGCACTGGAGATCAGAAGGTCATCACAGGTGATGGTCTTCTCGGCCACCGGAGGTGCACCATCGGTGTTACCGAGGATGCTGTTACCAGGAGTGTGGTACTCAGCGGTGGTACGACCAGTGTAGATGAACTGCAGGCTCTTGCCACCCTTGAGGGTGCGCTTCATCACCAGGTCACGAGCAATCGACTCGCGCTGGAAGCCTTTGAACATTTCACCCGAAAACAGTTTCAGGTACAGAGCACGGGCATCACCCGCACCATTAGATTGACCAGGGCGTGTAAGAACCGCCGGGTCAACACTAGATTGATGAGCCATTGTTTTTTAAAGAGAGTTAATGTTTAATCGACTCTCTGAACGTTCAGAGTTATTTAGTTTTTTTTATTGTAGCGTTAGGGTGCTACATACCGCTAGCGGTAAGGGTGTCGGCGTACCGGCCTTACCAATACCCAGGTGAGGAGTTGCACCTCACAGTTCTAGGCTATCTGCCTAGCGTTCTTCTATTGAACTACTGAGTTGTTTAATAACCGATGGATGATCGGAAATTATCCGATGATCGGAGCTGTATGAGCAGCCAGATCAAGGGGGAAGTTGTGAGCATTCCGTTCATGCATCACTTCAAAACCAAGACCAGCTCGGTTAAGAATATCTGCCCAAGTGTTCACTACGTTTCCTTTGTTGTCCAGCAGGGATTGGTTGAAGTTAAATCCATTCAGGTTGAACGCCATGGTAGACACACCAAGAGCAGCAAACCAAATACCAACCACAGGCCAAGCAGCCAGGAAGAAGTGAAGACTACGACTGTTGTTAAAGGAAGCAAACTGGAAGATGAGACGGCCAAAGTAACCATGAGCGGCTACGATGTTATAAGTTTCTTCTTCTTGTCCAAACTTATAGCCATAGTTCTGGCTTTCCGTTTCAGTAGTTTCCCGTACGAGAGAGGAAGTAACCAAGGAACCGTGCATCGCACTGAATAGCGACCCACCGAACACTCCAGCGACCCCAAGCATGTGAAACGGGTGCATGAGAATGTTATGCTCGGCTTGAAACACCAGCATGTAGTTGAAGGTTCCCGAAATACCCAAAGGCATAGCATCCGAAAAGGAGCCTTGGCCAAAGGGATAGACAAGAAATACAGCGGTTGCCGCTGCAACAGGAGCTGAGTATGCAACAAAGATCCAAGGCCTCATGCCTAGTCGATAGCTAAGTTCCCACTCTCGTCCCAGGTAAGCATAGATGCCAATGAGGAAGTGGAAGACGGTGAGCTGGAAAGGACCGCCGTTGTAGAGCCATTCATCAAGTGAATTAGCTTCCCAAATTGGGTAGAGGTGAAGTCCGATGGCATTGCTGCTCGGAACGACGGCTCCCGATATGATGTTGTTTCCATAAAGAAGACTCCCAGATACGGGCTCACGGATACCATCAATATCGACAGGGGGAGCCGCAATGAATGCAAGAATAAAACAGGTGGTGGCTGCAAGAAGACACGGAATCATCAGTGTTCCAAACCACCCAACATAAAGACGGTTGTCTGTGCTGGTTACCCAATTACAAAAACGCTCCCAGGTATTCTGAGAGCGTGGAGCTGCAAGAATAGCAGTCATGAATGAAGTTAGTTAAGACGAGTTATTTTAACCCTTCCAACTCCAGAGTTAGTGAGACCGATTGCTTCAGCCGCACCTTTACTGAGATCTACTTCCCGACCATGAAGGTAAGGACCACGATCATTGACCCGAACAACGGCACACCGTTTGAAACAAACCTTGAGTTTAGTTCCAAATGGGAGTGTCTTGTGCGCTGCAGTAAGGCCGTTTTGATTGTATCGTTCACCGTTGGCAGTAAGGTTACCATGGAATCCAGGACCGTACCAACTGGTGATCACCGACAGAGTAGTTAGAACAGGAATCATAATTAAAGAGCAAAGAACTTTAATATTGATTACGCTTTCAAATCCGCCAATACACTCGCAGTATTGACGGATGTGCCAATACTATTTCTTCTTAACAGTCTTAGCTGCTTGTTTAAATTGCTTAGCGGTGGGTGCTCCAGCAGATCCTGCCTTACGCATCTTCTCACCACTACCTTTGGCAATACGCTCACGCTTGGCATGAATGTTTGCATAGAGACCAGGCTTAGCCATTTAACATTTCCATTTACGAAGGGCTAGTGCTTTACGAGTAGGTCTACCTTTCTCATCCTTCATCGGACCTGGGTTGCCAGACATACGTGCACAGAATGAACGTTTGCGAGGACCGCCTTCAGGTTGAGGAGCTTTGAGATTAGAACCCGTCTCACGGTTGTATTTGGCACGACCAGCAGCCGTTAGACCGCCGGTACGTGATTTGTGTTTCCCAATTTTAAGGCTAACACTTTTAGCCATTACTTCTTGGGTTTTTTGTTTTGCATTTTCTTACCAGTTTTAGCAGCTTCTTTTTTAGCAGCTGCCATACCAGCAGGAGTGTAGCTGTATTCTTTTTTACCGACTTTAGGCATCACCAAATACCAGGGATAATTTGACCAGTCAGTGCGTAAGCACCCAAAGCAGCCATGACGCCAAGCATAGCCAGGCGACCGTTGAGGAGTTCAGCACGTTCGTTATGAGGCACGGTGTAGTTGTGATCAGTGTACATGGGAGGTTCAATTGGCCAGATGTTAGTGTCGTTCATTAAAATTCAATGTCAGATCGTTCAAGTTTATCAATAACATCCTGTCGATAGGCAGGATCATTATCATAGCGACGATCAGCCATCGCACGTACCAGTTCAGCTTGACTGCGGAACACGTCTTGTGAACGAGCAGGTTTACCAGTCAGCATGTTTCCTTCAACACCCATAGAATCAGTATAGCGATAGTACAGTGCCTGTAGAGCAAGTTGGATAGCGTTAGTGTTACCAGATTCAATCAAAGAATCAAAGGCTTCAATCTCGCCTTCGCTGAAGTTCTCAGCAGCCCAGGCAGTCAGTTGGTTATAAGCGGCTTGACCGCCTACCATGTTCTGCAGTTGATTAACTTCTTGATTACTCAGCTCTCGTCCAGATGGAGTAGGAGCGTTTTCTTGCATCTCAAAGTAAGCTTTGACAAGATCTTGAGATGACATTTGAGAGAATACATCAAGAGTTTCTTGACTCAGTTCTCCATTCTGAGAATACTCCTCACCAGCAAGTGAGAGAAGACTAGAGAAATCTTCATAGTCCCGACTGTCTTCTTCGACCGGTTCCTCTTCATCATAACCTTCTTCAGGTTCTTCACGAGAGTTACCACCCAGTTTCTTTTCCAGCTCAATATAAGCTCTCTCAAGATCCTGAGCATTCTTGTATTTACCAGCCAGCATACCCTCATGTTGAGCCATCAGCTCTTCGCCAAGGGCAAGGGATTCTGCTTCGTCGGATTCAATTGACGACATTACTTCTGCATCAGGAGTAGCATCGTAACTCAAAATTTCAGCCATAAAAAGTTATTGCATTGGTGGAGCGGATTGTTGGCTGCCCAAGTATTGAGCAACAGCTTCTTCCGCATTAGGATTCTTGGATGGGTCAGCCAAGGGAACCTTCAACATGTCAGGCATCTGTTGCATTTGCAGCATTTGTTGCTGCTGTGCCATAGCGCCCTGCTTCTCCTGTTGACGTTGCTCCATAGACTTAACAAGATTCAGTACGTCAATACCTTGAGCAGCAGCCAAACGTTTGATTGCTTCATCTGCATTGATGTACTGCAGCATTGCCTCAGGACCAAGGGTCTGAGCAATAGTCATGATGAAGGCGGTGAGAGACTCACGATCTTGACCACGACCAAGTGCATTGATACCAGCAACGATAGTTGGGTTTACCAGATCCTTAGGAATCCTAGGCAACTCACCAGAACGTTGCAGTACCAGAAGTTTACGATTGAGGTAAGGGATAAGAAACTCAACAGTCAACAAGGAGAATAGTCCACCAAGTTGTTGTTCAAGTTCCATTTGAGTAAGACGTACTTCTTCAGCAGTTGTACGTTCGGACTGGCGAACAGTAAGCACAAGGAATGCTTCTGCAATACGTCGCTCAAGTGTAGCAGCAAGATTAGCTGCAGTACTAAAGTCTGCGGTCTTACCTACTTGGATAACTCCAATGTCTTCTGGTCTACCCTGAACGATAGCACCGTTGCCTGCCTGGGCTATGGTGGCCGGTTTGGTAGTGCTTGAGGGTGAAACCACGAAGACCACCTTAGCGGCTGCTGCAGAGCCTTCTACGAGGGACTGAGAGAGTGCATCAAGAGACTTGAGATCACCAAGAAACTCTTCTACCCGACCCCTACCATAGTTCTCACCATCCACAGTATTAAAGCGGAGGACAAGCCAAGGGTTAGCATCAGTAGGTGCTTTGCCATCAGTACCTTCAATCTTCTTGCCGTAAGCTTCTTGGTGCCACAGCCAACGATTGTTATCAAGACGAACGTGAGTATAAATCTCTACGTCATCTTCATGTGCATAGCTACGATCATTGACTTGATTATCTTTTTCTTGCAACTCCTTGGGGAGAAGCTTTTTGTTAATCAGTTCTTTGGTGACGATCTCAATTACGTTACCATTACCATCACGTTCTATCACATAGCGGCTCAATGGATAATGCTTCAGCCCATCCTTACCCATATAAATAAGAGCGTTACCACCAACAACAAGATGTTTGATGGCTTGGTGAACAACGACACGATCACTGGAAGCAGCAATCGAATCCATCACCATACGCTCAATCTTAGCAAAACTCAGGTCAAGTTCAGATCGAATCTCAGCAGGCAGATCAGTGCCAAGCTTATCATCACGAATCTGTAACTTAAAGAAAGTAGTTTGAGGAGGAAGCAATGCAAGCATAAGCTTTGCTGCCAACGTGACTACCGACTTAGCGCCTACGGATTGCCAAGGTTGCTTAAGGGTTTTGTGGGTGATCCGAAACTCATCACGTTGGATGAGGTAAGGAATTGTAAGTTCAGAGCATTCAACCGCAGTCTGAAGAAAGTTAGTACGGTAACTACTTAGATGATCATACCTTGATTTAGCGTCCATCTAATTAACCAATGTTAGTTCCACTTGTACCCATACCAAGGTTAGTGCCAGGGGTACGATTAATACGAAGAGAAGCAATACCTGCTTGAGCACCAAATTTTTTCTGTTTAGTACGCATCAAGGGGGTTGTTGCATCTTCAGCTGTCTTTACTTTCATAGGGGCTTTAGAACTAGCAACAATAGCAGCCAAAGCTTCTTCTTGTTGCTTTTGAGCAACCTGTTGGAAAGCTAGCATCCTTTGTTCTTGTTCCCTACGTTGACGTTCAGCAGTTTCTCGCATAGCACCTGCTTCTGCTGCTGCACGGCGTATGTCTTCTTGTCGGTGATGTTCTGGCCTTCTACACATGATGTTAATCCTCGTTAGTAATTCGTGTACGAATCCACTCAACAACACTGGCTTGGCCAGACCTATACATGATCTGGTTAAGTGAGGTGTCGGGAGTGGGATTGATTGGTGGATAAAGATCCTCTAGCTCTTCCAACAACCGTTCTACAGTCAGAAGGTTAAGCGTATTCAGAGAGATAGGTGATTGCATTCTCTAAAATTTCTATACTATCTTTTGCCCTGCCAAGTAAAAGATTACATCGGCAACATAAAATACCACGCACAACATTTGTTGTGTGGCAATGATCAACAACCCATCCATTTCCCCTGTACATTTTCATTTCAGGAGAATCTATCCCACAAATAGCACAACATTTGTTTTGACTATTAAATAAATTTTCATAGTCTTCAACTGTCATGTTGTACCGCCTTTTCAAATTATCTGCAAACCTATACCCAGGATCACGTGAAGGACTAGGCATACTGTGGGAGATTTGGGTTGGCATGTTCAAAGAAAGCAGGCATACGAGCACGCTTAGTATCAGCAAGCTCAGGAGCTTTGCCTTCATACATCAGACGATCACTTGCATCCAACCAAAATTTTTTGTTTAAATACTTGTTGGATTCCACCCCAGAAAGGGGTTGCATCACCCAATTTATGGTTGCTTTCCGGAGCTTATCCAGAGAAGGACTCCAATGGAGATCAAGCTCACGAGCCACCAGGCTGTTTGTTGCAACATGGACTTGTTCATCACGACTAATGTCTGCACTTACAGTACGTAGTCCAGCATCACCATTAAAGCGGAAGAATGGGAGCAGTACAAAGAAAATTGCACGCTCGGCAACCAATGCTTTGAGGACTGTGTGATCTGGATGAGCTTCCCACGCAGAGCGAAGCCGTTTGGCTTCTTCTTCAGCAACTGGGTCAACACCGATAGCATTGGCAATGTAACTGAGAGCCAGGTCGTGGTTCTCTTCGTCTTTGATATTAGATCGGAGCAGATCTGCCGAGAGAGTTGGAACCTCACCAAGGGAAGCTTCGATGAAGTCTCCGACGGGAAGCTCCATATGACGCAGGGCAAGGGCTCGATAGATTGTTTCTTGAGAACCATCAGCTAGTTTACCAGCAGTTGTTTGTACTGGAGTCCAAGTTCTTTTACGAGAAAGTAGTTTTTGATAAGGGTTCATTCGCCGCAATTACATTGAGGAGCAGGGTCTTCATCCCTGTCATAAAGAATAGACTCCAAGTAATCATCTACCTCAGACTCATCCAGAGCGGCATAGGCGCTGGTCTTATCTTGGGTATCACTCATGACTTGGAGCGAGTAATAAAGGGAGGTTTGCGGTGATTGCAACCACTCTTCAATAAACGCTTCGTCATAGGTGATCACATCAGACCAACTATTGAAGCTGTAACCGTGAAGAAGTCCCGTAGCATCAAGCATCTGTACGATGCCATCAGCAACTTTCTTGTAATCCTCCCAGCCAACTTCACTGGCAATCTCTACGTTACCGTAGTCATAACTCTGAACACCAAAGGTTCCAGAGTCACGATCCACTTGACGGGAGATAGGAGGAGCGATCTCAGGACAGGTGGTGTATCCATCTAGATCAGTATATCGGTAACTGCATGAAGCAGTAGGCGCAATGGCGAAGGCACGTTCCATGTTATTGATACGAGCCACGTGTGCAGCTGCACGAATACCACCCTGCAATTCCCTAGCAAGGATAGTTGCAGGGGTATGTTCGTAGTGTTGTTTGGAGTTAATCTGCTCAAGAGCGTTACCAAACTCCTTATAGGTCACACCGTTTTTACGGAGCAGGTTTGCCAGTCCGAGCATTCCGAGACCAACTTGGCGATCTGTCTCCGGAGGGAGATATTCTCCACTAGAGCCAACGTCTGTTTTTCCATGCAGTCCACACAGCTCGGACATTCCGTTGACAAATGCAAGTTGAATGTCATTGAGTTCGCACTGGCCGAGGTTGACATGTTGCAGTAGACAGGTACCTCGTGATGGCAAGTACACTTCCAAGCAAACGTTTCCCCGGATACGGTTTCCATTCTTATCTACTTTGGTTTTGTTAAGCCAGATGTCACCTTGGCGAATGCCTTGGAGCAACGCCTCTTTGATTTCTTGAGTAGCGTAATCCCACCATAGTGGGTTAATATTGACGCAACGCTTGATCCAAGGTAGATCAGCGCGACTAGCAGTAATAAACTCCAGCACGTCGGGATGACTAAGATCAAGATGAGCAACGACAGCTCCATTCTTATAGACTCCTCCTCGCCTCAGGATTTCATTAAGGGTGGAGTAGATCTTTGCAAAGGATACTGGGCCGCTAGCCACAAGTCCCTTGCCATTCTCATCTCCTTTGGGTCGGAGCTTGGATAGATGGACAGCCACGCCAGCCCCGTAGCGGAGAGCGTGGGAAACAAAACGCCAGGATGCTTCAATACCATTTGGTCCTTCCATTTCGTCCTCCACCACAAAGACTGTGCAGGAGACAGGTAGGCGGGAAGTAGGATCGTCAATCCAAGATTGCACACGCCCAGTACGAGCGATCAGTTCTTTGTGAGGGGCAGACATTATTAAACGAGATCAGTAAGAGTAGGTGGTTGATAGTTTGGTCCTTTCAGAACCTTGCCGTCTTCACGGCGGATGGGATTACCGTCTTCACCAAGCTTACTCATGTTGCTTTGATGTACTCGGTCCATTGCTTCATCTAGATCCCAACCTAGACTAGCAGCATATTGATAGCAGACATATACAAGGTCTGCAAGTTCTTTAAGGCAATCCTCAGCGTTACGTGTGAAGCCATAGAGCAGTTGCTGTTCAGCCTCTAGGAACTCTTTGAACTCTTCAACGATCAAACGCTTCTGCATCTCCCGTGAATGAATCCCAGTATTGTTCGTCACTTGAAAGCCAAGCCGAAACTCGTTGGCTTGACTCATTAAGGATTTCGTTTTCAAGCTCATTCTGTAGATAGTGGATTGCTTTGCTTAAGTCTGCCTTACGATCATCTGTTTTGTAACCAGCTCGGCAGATGTATTTGATTGCATTACCTAGATGGAAGTTCAGTCCTTGGTCTCGGATGAAATCCCAAACTTGGATAGAACCTCGTCGATAATAGTTGGGTCCAGTTGAGTTGGTGTTGGCCATTTTTTAACAAGGTTGGACATTGAATTACCAAGTACAAAACATTGGTGTTGAAGTGCTAAGAAGATGGTAATGATGTCCTCCTTCTTAGATTCAGGATGCTTCAAGGCATCTTCAATCTGACGCAGCTTAAACTGCTGCTCCATTGTTAGTTCAAGTACTGGTGGTGGGGGTCCAAAGTATGATGGATTCGTTGGTAAAGTCATAGTCAGTGTACTGAAGGATCTTGGCGAGCCTGGCGTTCTGGAGTGCGACGGATTCATCAAGTTCCTTGCTAGCAAATGCTGCAACGACTGACTCCCAGCTGTAGCCGTTCTCTTCAAAGAAGGCGATTGCTCGTTTAATCCCGAATCCAGGAACTCCGCTATACCCATCAGTTTGGTCACCAGCCAACGCCTGAATAAGGTGCCAATGGTCACCTTCTTCTTTGGTGATTGTGATAACACCAGTAGATAAGTCATAAAGGTCTCCAGGTATCTGTCGCATGTCTTTATCAGGAGAACAAATAATGTGTCCCTGTTCTTTAGTAGCGTAGATGCCAAGAGCATCATCAGCTTCTAACTCAGGCATCACAATAACTTGGTAATCCTCCTTGAGTTTGTTGATGACCCTACGGTAACCGCACGGTTTCTTTCTGTTTCTATGTCCTTTATACGCTGGGTCAATACGTTTACGAAAGTTGACACTATCAGTAAAAAACAAAATAGAATCATCGAAGCATCCAAGATCTGTTGCGATGCTGTATAGGTCTCGTTGTACTTTATCGTAGGCTTCACTGAACTTACTTGAGACGACGATAACATCATCTCCCCAGTCGATTTCTGTTTCGGCTGCTGCACAACATTTGTAAACAATGTAATCTGCATCAATCAAAAGGCTCATCTACCTTGTCCTCGCGTGAGCTTACGCCCATGCGAAGGAAGGGAACGAGTACCTTGACCTTGCCGAGTGCGTTTGAATTTAGCACGAGATTTGAACTGTACCTTTCCCAGTGCTGTTTTAGATTTGACTGCCATTAGTGTACTTCACTCCAGTTGTTCCCTGTTTGTGCTTCTGCAGCAATTGGGATTCGTAAGTTGTAGTACTGTCCAGCTTCTTCAGCTGAGCGTACCAGGGATGTTCGTAGTGCATCCACATGTCCTGGGTCGCACTCAAATTGTAGTTCGTCATGTACAAAGGCTAGTTGTGAACAGCAAAGCTGTTGTGTATTGTCATAGTTGATAACCATCCACCGCTTAGCAATTACGCCAGCAGATCCTTGGAGGAGGTAGTTAAGGGCCTTGTGGCTACCATCAACGCTGCAGCGGCGATTGTCACAGAGATTGATGTAACCAGATTCCGCCTTGGACTTAACCGCAGTAACCAGCTTCTCAAGTCCAGGAACTGCATCCATGTAAGCTTGACGAATCTCTTTGCCTTTTTTCTTTGCATCCTTTTCTGAGAGTTGTGGATCATAACTTCTTCCCAGCTTGGCATCGCCAGCCCCGTATAGAAAGGCATAGGTGACTGTCTTTACTTGTTTACGACTAATGCCTATTTTGTCAGCATTTTCTTGGTGTATGTCACCATGCAATAGGATAGAGGCATAACGACCTTCGTCATACCTAGCCAGATAGTGAGCCAACATGCGGAGTTCAATACCAGCAAGATCAGCACCGACCATATGTAAGCCGGGCGTGGCTCGGAATAAACGTCTGAAGGCTTCGTCACTAGGTACTTGAGCAAGGTTTGGTTTACGATGAGCACACCTGAATGTGTTGGTAGCTACAGAACAATGATGATGAATGCGGTTGTCTCGTACTAACTTCAGCCAGGCATTGATGCCTTCAGACAACATGCCGAGTGATTTAGTTAGTTCTAAGCAACGGAAGAAGTCAAGAGCAATTGGCGTACCAATGTCTGTCAATACAACTTCATCAATCGTAGGTTTACCTTTGTCTGTAAACTCGGTGGGTTTCCAGCCATAGTGCTGCTGCATAACCCAGGCAATGTGATCACGAGATGTAGGATTGAACTCCTTTAGCCTAGTGAAGGGGCATCCTTCAATGTAGCCAGAAGTTTTGTTATTTCGCTTAGGAGTAAATTCCGATCCTGCAACGAGAGGGTGCCTTTCTCGTAGTGATCCTGTAATAGATTCCAACTCGCTTCTGAGAACTGATTCAAGTTCATAAGCCTGTTGCTCATCGAAGTACCAGCCATGAAGTTCTTGTTGAGTTAGTATTTGTGCTACCCTATGCTCTAACGTGAGCCAGTCAGGTAGGGGTGGAAGTGTTTGCATAGTTTCTTTGTTACAACAACGTCTTGAACACAGTAATCCTCCATTTCTTGAGACCATTC